TCATGATGCAGCGCTCGCGGAACACGGACCAGGGATCAAAAGAGCCTACACATACAAAGCATTAAATAGATTGATTCAAGGATCAGCAGCAGACATGACAAAAAAAGCAATGATAGAATTATATAAAGAAGGAATTACTCCACACATACAAGTTCATGATGAACTAGATATATCTGTTAGGGACAACGCCGATAGAATAAAAGAGATAATGGAACATGCTGTTTCTCTTGAAGTTCCTAATAAAGTAGACTATGAATCCGGACCTAATTGGGGTAATATAAAAGAGGAGGAAAAATGAAACAATTATTAAAAGACATTAAAGTCAAATGGGATGTATGGTCTCTGCATTACAGAGAATATATTGTTGGCTTTGTTATTGGTTTTGTTGTTGGTGCCATATTATTGTAATGATCAATGGCCTACCTAAATGCAAATATACCTGTGACGTATGCACAGATCAGGAGAGAATATCTCTATGATCTTAAAGAACATCATGGCGAAGTTGAAGACTGCATCATATTTGGGTTTTCGTCCATTACTGGTCGCCCGATACTTTTTCACGCAATTATGGAAAATGGTGCAATCTTCTACAGGTTACCAATTTCTGCGTTCATTCAAAGAGGTTATAAAGCAGAAGAAGTACCTCGACATAGACTGGACGAGTTGGAGCTATGGAATTGTTTTAGTTACTATCCTTCTGTTACTTCTTACGATATCCTAGATGGACAATCCGGCAAATATATTGGCAAAGATAAAAAATGGCACAGAGGTGCTTATCTTTTTACTATTGACTGGGCGCACCCAGAGAGTAATATAATAGATACTGATCATTCAGAAATTCCGCACGAACATAAGTGCGCTCACATACTTGCCTTAAATGATGGTAACTATGCTGCTCAACCTAACAATAGAATTATATGGAGCGTTCCTTCTTTTACAGTAAAAGATGAAGTTCCAATGGATTGGAAGGTACAAACAAGTGAATGGAATGTTGAGGATGATATGAAATGGAAGACGGAAGATACGGATAAATTCTTCTATGATATTGAGGATAAAAAATGACGGAAAAATTTTGTAAAAAATGTAATAAAATGTGTCACTGTGAAAACACAGGCAGTGGCGAATGTGTTAATTGTGATTGTGAAAAAGGACGTAATGAAGATGCAACTTATGAAGGGGGTGGCGTCGTCATTGACGACACAAACGAATGTGAATGGTGCCAATGATCAATGACAAAATCATCACCGCACTTCTTGCTATTCTCATTGCTCTCGGCGGATGGACGCTTTCACGAACATTCTCCCTCTCCCAAGATATGGTCCTTATTAAAGAAAAAGTATCGAGGATTGAAAATGAAATTCAGGACATTAAAACTGTTAAAAAGAAGAAGAGAAGCAAGAAAAAGAAATCAGACAACTGAAAAGGCGGTTCAGGCTTTGATAATTGGCCTAGCCTTGGTACTGGTTCTTTTAGCTGGATGTAGCTACCAAATGATTCCCTATGAAACTAAGATAGAATATGGTACAACCGACACCGATTCTGAAAAGGATAAACTGTCTGAAAAAAAGAGTATCACTCAGACATGGAGATGGATAAATGATTGAAAAATTAATGACAATGTTGGTGGGAATTTTATTAGCTCTAGCTGGCTGGAGTCTTAGTCGTACGTTCGAACTGTCAACTATCCAGGCAGTACATGAAGATAAAGTACAAAGAATTCAAGCACAAGTTTTAAAACTAGAAGATCAGGTTGATAGAATGATGGATTCAGATAAAGAAATCATGGACCAACATGAATTATTATTTAAAAAATTACAAGAAGGAAATGCTCCTAGCACGGGGTATAGTTATAACTAATGGCTGACATATCAATTAAAGGGCATAGTCCAATTCTTAGACAAGGATACAAAAAAGGTGGAAGTGTTTATCACACTACTAAAGAAGGTAAAAAAGCACGGAAAGGTCTTTGGTATAATATTCATCAAAAAAGAAAACGTGGAGAAAAAATGAGAGCCAAAGGGGCTAAGGGAGCACCTACAGAAAAAGCTATTAAAAGAAGTCAATTAAAAGAAGGTGGGTCTGCAGCCTGGACAAGAAAAGAAGGTAAGTCACCATCAGGTGGATTAAATCAAAAAGGAAGAGACAGTTATAAAGGTGGAACTTTAAAAGCACCTACAAAATCTAAAACAAGTGGCCGAAGAAAATCATTTTGTGCTAGAATGGGGGGTATGAAAAAAAAATTAACATCAGCTAAAACAGCAAGAGATCCAAATTCAAGAATAAATAAATCTCTTAGAAAGTGGGATTGCTAATGACACTTAAAATTTCAGACGAAGCAAAAGTACAGATGCCGATGAAAACGGTTGCCAGTTTGATCGCCCTCGTCGCGATCGGCACCTGGGCTTACTTCGGTATCATTGAAACACAAAATCGACACTCAACAAAACTAGAACTAATGGAGAAGGATCTCGTAGAAAACACAGCTTTCCGTATTGGATGGCCTCGTGGATTACTCGGATCCTTACCCCGCTGATTCTGAGCAGTTCATGTTAATCGAACATATGAGTGGGCAAGTAGAAAAAATAGAAACTGAAATGCAGAATATGATGTCGAATACCGTAAACATAGAGCGTTTACAAAAAGATGTAGAAAAGATATTATCTGATATTGAAAAATTAAAAGATAAGCAAAGAACTTTTGCTAATGGAGGACATCAATGATTGTAGAAACTGTTTTTGCTCTGCTTTTAATCGCTGACCATAAAATTATTGAGCATCGTATTCAACCGAGCCTCAGCCAATGTTTAAAAGGAAAGCGTATTGCAATGAGGGATAAAAAACCTGAAGATAGAGTTGTTTATAAATGCATTAAATCTAAGGCAAACATAGAGGTTTATATGGGAGAGAAGAAAATTCTTTCTTTAATACTGGAATAATCATGCCTAAACAAGACGCTTTACAACGAATAGATTCTCACGAAAAATTATGCAGGATTATGCAGAAACAAACACACGAAAGAATTTCTAGAATAAAAAAACAAATTGATAGAATTGAAAGCATTTTATTAGTATCTGTAGGGGCCTTAATTACAGGGATGGCTTATGTCATTTTTGCTTTAATGACTCACTAATGAATAAAAAAGCATACGCTTTTTTTCTTAAGAAGAATAGACCCCGTAATCCAGTGGCGCAGGTTTTAAAGTTCTTTACACCTCAAGTAATAAAAGATAAAAAGAAATATAAACGTAAGGAGAAACATGTACGGACAAGGTCCTTTTGGGAAGGCATTTGATATAGCAGCACAAGTTGTTAATGGTAAATGTCCTGTATGCACAGAGGATAGTATCTTTGTGTCTGTTCATAAAACTGTATTTAGATGTACTACTTGTGGATCTGACATAGAGCAAAAAATCAATGGAAAAATAAGCTATATGCCACATGTATCTACGGGTGATACCATCCATCTACGACAATTCGATGAGCAAAAAAAATAAAAGTCTTTACGGTAAAGTTATAAAGCACGAAAGTAAACCGAAGGGTACAAACATAGGGCGTAATCCAATTACTTCTACTATGAATAAAAACCAGCGTAGATCCTACAAAAAATATCGTGGTCAGGGCCGTTAATTAGGGCTTGACAAAAATCCTCTGATATCCTATATATAGGGTAGAAATGAGAAGTTTTATAGAAAGTTTTATAGATGTGGGATCAGGATTTATTCTGGCCGTATTAATTCAACTTTATATATTTCCATTTTTTGGATTACATCCAACAATCATGGATAGTATAGGGATTGCTTTAATATTTACAGGAGTATCTATTACACGATCATGGTTGTGGAGATTAGCGTTTAAAAAATACATATGAAAGAAAGAGAAATAAACATAACAGTTGAAAACATAACCCCCAAACAATGGGCGAGCTTAGTTATTGAAATTAATTTAATGGTGTCAGCATGGAAACCATACGGACCCAAGATTAAATTAAAAACTCATAACCTAGAACGTATCTTAAAATGGGGAGGAAAAAAACACGGTGAACACGAAGAAGATTGATGAAGCCGCTATGATGTGGAACAAAACTAAAGATCCACAATATAAGTATTTATGGTATAAATTGGTAAAGGAGTTTGCAAATGTGCAAAACATTAATAATACTGATACTATTGTTCGACGGGACCCTGTTAAAAGAAGAATATCAATTGGCAAGACCAATGGAAGTACATGAATGTTTACTGTTTGCGGACGATCATAGGGAAGCGATTGCAACCTATAAAGAATTTGATGACTCTATCAAAAACGGCTACTATTTAAATGATGGTAGGGGCACTTGGCAGGGTGTTATTTGTAAATGAATTATTTAATAAGTATCTTTATAATCCTTCTAATCTACGGATTTATAGTGTGGTTACTTAGGAAATGGCATAATGAACCTACCACAAGAGGGAAAAAGTGATAGGTTATTGTGGTGAGATACTCTGGCTCTACCACAATTTGAACACATTGTCAATTAAGTTTCTGTTCCTTCTTTAGGAAAATCTTTTTCCTGCATACAGAAAAATTTAATAATAGTTCCATACTTATTAATTTCTTCTGGCCCTATCTCTTTAGCTTTCTTAATAGATTCTTCATATCCTGCTATCATACACTCATAATGGGAATGATATATCTCCGGCATTGGATGAGGTGGTAAACATTGCTGATAAACACTTGAACAAATAATCATGCTTAATAAAAATTTCATCTTGACAAATCCTGGTTCAATCCTATATAGTCATCAGAAATAAATGAAAGGTACAAATGACCGATATAACTAAATATAGAAATGTTTCGTTAACTCACGAAACATACAAGACATTGATTGCTTTGTCCAAAGTTTTATTACCGGATGCAAAGTTATCAATTAGTAAAACCATTGAGCAGATTGCGAATGAGAAAGCGAAAAAGTTAAATGGCAAAATTAAAAAAATATAGAGTCCATAAAGCTATCTGCAATGTATGTAATGGCAATGGCTTTATTAAAATAAAAGACGAAGAAGATCCAAGAGATATCAACGTTCACCAATGCTGGGAATGTGATTCAGAAGGAGAGTTTTATGTATATGAACCCCCGATGGCTACAAGTGATGATGCTGATAACGGTGATGGTAATACTAACGACCTCTTGCACTAAAGCAGATCTTGATATTAATCCCTGGACTACAGTAATGAAAGCGATAGCAAAAAATGGGCAATAAAATTGATTATCAAATTTTAACATGGGGCCCCTGTGTTTTGAAATTAAAAATTACTGATGAGTTCTTTGAACTTTTAAAAAAAGAATCAGAAGCTTCGGTAAAAGAAGAATTGTCTTATAACCATAGACTCGCTGGCATTATTCAAAAAGAATATAAGTTAAGAGATTTAAAAATTCTTCAACCCTTTATGAAAGATCTAGTTAATATTTACGATCAAGTGTGGGACAAGTGGCGTAATGCAGATAAGCCTAGTAAAAATAAATATTTAATTAAAGCTATGTGGGTTAACTATCAACGCCAACATGAATTTAATCCACCTCACGATCATTCAGATGATTTATCTTTTATAGTATATTTAAAAATTCCTGAAGAAATAAAGAAAGAATATAAAGAGTATAAAGGAAAGAGTTCTGGACCTGGTGGAATTAGTTTTATATATGGTGAAGGAAACCGACAAGCTATCACATATCAAGCACACTTTCCAGAGGAAAAAGATTTATTTATATTTCCTGCATGGTTAAAACATTATGTAGCTCCCTTTAAATCAGATGTAGAAAGGATATCGGTCTCTGGAAACTTAGCTTCCAAAGTGGATATAACATCTCTAAATGAAAAATAAATTTTATATAACTTATTACTCCAAGTCCGATGGTAAAAGAATCAAGCGGCCTTATAATCCCCATCATCAAATGCAGCATGAGTTTATCGCTAGTAATGGTAACTTGTGTAAAAGATATTGGGACGAGAGTAAGGAAGGATTGCGCACGGCCAACGCACCATGGACCATTAAACAAACATGAGAGAATTTCACGAAAGAACCTCCTCCAAGAATGGAGTGAAAAAAACCTATAAAGTATTAGGGCCGGCTGACGCTATTAAAGTTTGTACTAAGTGCGGTATTATGAAACCCATAGATGATTTTCATATTGCACAGCTTACTAATTTAGGAGGACTCTCTAGGGTTAAGGGAAGATGTAAAGAGTGCTCTAATAAACAAAGAAATTTTACTAGAAATCTTGTACCGGACTGGCCTAAGACTGAACTATGTGAGTGTTGTAAAAACAAACCACCCCAACATCCAGATCATGACCACGTAACTTTAAAATTTAGAGGTTGGTTATGTACTGAATGTAATACAGGTTTTGGTAAGCTAGGAGATAGCTGGCAAAGTGCACAAAATTTATATAACTATGCAAGGAGACATTATGAGCCTAAATGAAAAACACATTAAAGGAGTAAGAGCTGAATTACTAGCTCAAGAATATTTTGTAA